TTGTGCGTGGAGGGCAGCTGGAGCAGTGTCCACTCAGGCTGCTTGGCAACGAGCTGCTCCAGCTCTTCACGTGACTTGAGGTTGTCGTAGACTGTGAGGTGCAGGAAGTCAAGCTTCATGTAGCCCAAATCTTCAGCAACATCGTACGGAATTGCGGCCAGCTTCGTCAGTGGGTCCGTAGCGATGCGCTGTGGGTACACGCCACAGGGGTGTTTCAGCAGCTCGCCATCCTTCACCATGCTGGCGCGCGGCCATGGAAAAAGCTTCGTCGGATCGAACGACGAGGCGGTGTCGATGTCAATGTCACCAATGCTCACAATCCTACCTCCGCTGAAGCTGCTCTGAAAAGTTGCACCAGATCTGGTCGGGCCTGTAGCTTGAGGCCATAGGCGCCAACGTTCACACAGTCCGTCACCATCTGCTTCTCCATCTCTGGTAGACTGGAGGCCCAGCTAATGAAGCGCTTAGACGTCACCAAGAACCAAGGCGATACCTTACGGCGGCGCACCAACCGAATCAGGTGCTCAACGCCCAGGAAGGTGTACACATCCTTGAGTTCAACGCCATTTTCAACGGCAACCTGTTGCAGCTGCTCTAGCGATTCAATGAACTGTTTCTCTGGCGGATAAGCACGATCGAACCACTCAAGGTACGCTGCGTACACTCCACGGTTTGTCCACATCACTGGATCGTACTTCAACTGGATCATCTGAACGATGAACTGTTCAACATTGGGAATGGCCGTCTTCTGCACATGTTCGGCAAAGCGGATAAACGCGTTGTAGTAGCGAGAGTCGAGAAAGCGCTCTGCACTTGGCACCGACATCTTGCGGGCGCGCATCCACTCGGAGTAGTAGCTGTAAGCAGCCTGTCCAATGACCGATTGAAGCTTGTCCAGCTTCTCACGACCCTTGCACTTGTGCTTCATAAAGCCAAGCTCAGTGACCCAGCTGTGATTGCAGTAGGTGCACTCCCAACGCTCGGCGGCGGCTTCACTTCCGCTTGCTCGACGGTGGCTTGCGGCCTGGCGTAGTTCCTCGCGCTTCATCTTTACCCTTCTTGAAGTCAGCCTTGAGCTTGGTGACTTGGTCCTTGTCGAGACCGAGCTCCTCTGCGCATCGTAGCACGTCTTCTTCGTCCATCAACTCGAGTAGGTGACCTGCATCCCGGTTCGTGCACTCGTAGGCTTGCGCCACCGTCTCGAGCAGAAGCTTGCTGGCCTTCTGCTGGCCTGGCCCCTTGATCCAGTTGTTGCGCTTGTAGCCCGTGCCGGCGACACCGAGAAGTTGGAACAGCAGCTCCTTGTCCTCGCCCATGCTGAAGACGTAGGGGTTGACGAAGGTGTTGAGGCGCATCACCTGCTGAGCGTCGCTCGTGCCAGACATCCAACGCATGATCACCAACGGATGCGCCGCCTTCTTGGCCTCATCCGTCAGCTCAGCATACGCCTTGGTGTTGCCAGCGTTCAGTTCCCCAAGGAAGCCAAACAAGTCCAATGCATCACGGGCGGCCATCAGCGAACTCGCAGCTCCGCATTGCTGACGAGTTCGCTGTACTTTCGCGAGTCCTCATCACTGAGGTTGTAGAACAGCTGCTCAGCCGCCTCGCCGTAGATGTGCACTTCGATGGGCTGTGATACAGGCAAATCGACACGGTCAATCGCGGCGTTGTACACCCGGCTCTTGGTGTAGTCGCTGTCGGGGCACGAGGTGCCGGTGTAGCCCTCGCTCTCCAGGAAGAAGATGCTCTTACCGCTTGCATTGGCGAACATGATTTCACGCAAGGTGGATTCACCGATGTAGCCGTAGAGGTTCAACACCACGATGGCGTCGGACTTCGCGATCTTTTGGAGGTGAGCAGCGTCAAGCTTGATCTTCTCGAGGTCGGTGTACCACTGCTTGACACCGTCCTTCTCACTGGGATAGACTGCAAGGTCGAAGACGGTATGGCCGGCGAGAGTAAGCGCCTCATTCCAGACCTTGAAGAGGCGTTCGAAGCGGGCAGAGCCGCAGAGAGTGATGATCATAGGAGTCCCAGTTCAATGAAGCAAGCAGCGAGGTTCAGTTCGGCGTCGGCGACGAAGGCGTGTTGGTATTGGTACTTGGCGATGACGACGATGGACATGTCACGCGCTGAGTCCTTCAGCTTAGTGCGGTGGATGTTCTGGTAGAGGAAACGATAGACGTCGACGATCTCCTCCTTGGCGGCGTTCTCGCAGACGAGCTTTCGAGCGGCCACCCAGTTGCTGGTGCCCATCAGCTCCAACAAACCAAGCTTCCAGTCTTGGCCAGTAGCGTTGACTTCTTGCAGACGCAGGACACCGTCTTTGGAGTTCTTCTCCAACTGCTGGATGAACTGTCGGATGTCAGGGTACGTGACCGCCGCGATCTTCTCGAGAGTGTCCAGATCGAAGGTGATCTGCTCCTTCTCCAGAATCTCAGCGCCGCGCAGCAGCACGAAGTCTCGCCCTGGATTGGTGAACTCGAAGGCTTGGAAGCGCGATTCGATGGCGGGCAGGAGAAGGGTGCGGTTGTTTGCCGTGGCGATGAAACGGCAGGTGTGCGACACATCTTCAATCAGTGTGCGCAGCATCTTCTGGGCTTGATGACCGAGGCCGTCGATCTCCTCCAACTGTACCAGCTTGAAGTCGCCGTTGGGAATAGTCATCGCAAAGGACTTCACCTTCGTGCGAATCTCCTCGATGCCTTCGTCGCCGCATGCAACGCGCAGCACGTCGAGCTTGTCAACGCCGAGTTCTCGCTTGAGGACGTTGCTCAATGAGCTCTTGCCGGTTCCAGGCGAACCGAGCAGCAGGAGATTGGGGATGGACTTTTCTTCGACGTACTTCGCGAAGGTCCGACGAATGCCTTCATTGGCGAAGACGAGGTCGGCTAGGGTCTTGGGTTTGTACTTGTCAACCCAGATCTTAGTGATGGCCATGAGGTTCCTTTAGGTGTCGATACGTTCATTGTATCGACACCGTAGGTCTCATCGTCTTTGGCCCTGGTACACCGTCATCACGCGTGAGGGAGGCTGATCAGTGATGGTCTGGCCAATGTTCATCTCAACGTCCGCCTCCTGAGCGTCATGCAGTGAGGACCGGTGCTTGCCCTTGATCGTGTCAAGCGTGATCTCAGTGCGCGGACCAAGATCTTCCAACTTAATCTCCAACGGATCGGCGGCCACTACCTCTGGTGTTGGTGGAGGCGCAGGCTCGATCACGGGTTCAGGGCGTGGAGTCGGATGTAGCACTGTGATCATTGGCTCGTCTGGCTCATCAACAGGAGGCGCGGGAGGCTCCTCTGCCATTGGCTTCTCCTTGTAGGGAAATGGCGGCTCAGAGACGGGTTCAGCATGAATTTCAACTGGTGCAGGCTCGGGCGGTCGCATAGCCATGGACATCGGCACCACACTAGGGTTACCTCGATCTGGGTCGTCTGCCCACGCCCGTTCCAGGCGATCGCGCTCCTCCAACTTGGCCTTGGCGCGCTGATCCAACAGGAAGTTGCCCGAGATGATCAGGAAGATCGCCAACGGGTCGAATACAAAAATGATCATGAGGATGACCCACTTGATGGCCTCCTCGGTGGAGATGTTGAAGGACTTAGCGATCGTAAGGATCGGTCCAGCCTTCGCCTCCACGCCCAACTGTTTCACCTGCAGGTCGGGTAGCTCCTTGGCGATCTCCGTCAGTCTGGCTGTGACAGTCTTCTGCTCATCCTTGAATTGATTGATCATGCGGATGCGCGCCGCCGCTGAGAACTTGTCTGGCAGCGAGGCGATCTGGTTGTCGATCTGCTTCTTCCGCTCTTCAAGTTTTACCTGCTCCGCCGTCAGGGCCTGCACGCGCAGTCCACCTTCCTGAGACCCCATGATGGCCTTCTGGAACTCCCCCGTGAGGTAGCCCGCTGCACCAGCAGAGGTGATCACCATCGTGATGAACGCCGCCACGAAGGCATAAGACTTCATCACCTTTCCCAGCTTGCCCCAGTACTTGTAAAGCAAGGACACCACAACGATCTTGCCCAAGTCAAGGGCAATGGCCAACGCGATGATGATTGGGTTGGCGCCGAAGAGCGCACTCAGGCCGATGACTGAGGTGGCGGTACCGAGTCCTTCGATGAGGAACGCGGCAATAAAGGTCAGGATGATGAAAGTCATGTAAAGTTCATGGTTTCCGAGTGAGCCAAAGACCAACTGCCTTCATCTTCAACTCGTTGATGGTCTGTTTGTCCTCATCAGGCAGGAGTGCGAATAC